GGGAGGCCAGTGAGGGTATGGAAAATACCTGCATACGAGTCTGTTGAGGTAGATCTTAAAACGCCAGACTTTGGTAGGGAAGAGGAGGCCCCGTTCTAATGTTGAAAGCAGATGGATTTGACAAAGCGTTTCTTGGTATGTGCCACCGCGCAGGACAAGAGCCGGTGGTGGCCTACGACTACCACAAATGCATAGCAGTGTTGGTTGAAGACGAAAACATGAGCTACGACGAAGCTGTAGAGTATTTATGGTTCAACACCATAGGTGCGTGGATGGGTGAACATACACCGGTCTTTATCCATGTAATGGAAAACATAGAAGATCTGACGGACGAAGAGCATGGATACTAAGATATTCCGCATCTACGGCCCGCCCGGAACTGGCAAGACCACCGCGCTTTTGAACAAAGTGGACGAGGCATTGTCGAGCGGGGTTGATCCCACGCACATAGGTTACTTTGCCTTTACGCGGCAAGCCGCAAACGAAGCCGTCGAGCGGGCCTGTGCACGGTTTCATCTGGACAAATCGCAACTGCCTTGGTTCAGAACCCTGCATAGTTTTGCTCTGCGCCTGTCCGGCATACGTCAGGAACAGGTTATGCAACCAGAACATTACAAAGAGGTAGGGATTGCACTTGGCTTCAACTTAAATGTAGAGGGCTCCAGCCTATCTGGTGAAGATGCTTTTGATCTCAATAAAAGCAGTAGCCCAATCGTCAACCTGATGAACCTAGCGCGGCTGCGTAAGGTAGATCTGCGTCAGCAATATGACGAAAGCGAGATAGGCGAGAGTTGGAACACGGTAAAGTACGTGGCCACCGCGCTACAGGAATACAAAAACAGATACCAGCTTTTTGACTTCACGGATATGTTAGAGGTCTTTGTCAACGAGAGTGCACAGTTTTGCCCCCGCCTAGCTGTCACTTTCGTTGATGAGGCGCAAGATCTGTCGCCCCTGCAATGGGATGTGGCTCATGTGTTAGAGCAACATTCTGAGCGGATCTATGCTGCTGGTGATGATGACCAAGCCATATACCGATGGGCTGGCGCAGACGTTGAGCATTTCATAAACCTCAACGGTGGCTACGAGGTATTGGAACAATCCTACCGCGTACCGGCCTCTGTGCATCCTATGGCAGAGCGTGTAGTCCGCCGCATCAAACGCCGTGTGCCCAAAAAGTATCTGCCTCGCGAAGACAGAGGCAACGTAGAGCATATCGCCCGCGCTGAGATGATTGATTTTTCTGAGGGTTCGTGGCTCGTGCTGGCACAAGCCGCATACTTCCTGTCGGANATAACCGCAGACCTACGGAGTCGGGGCTATCTTTTCAACTATCGGGGCCGACGTTCAATCTCAGAAANTCTGAGCGACGCTGTGAATGGCTGGGAACAGTTGAGAAAAGGTAAACAGGTGACGGGCAAGACCGCACGAACCATCTACAGTTATATGTCCGTCAACGACAGAGTCAAGCGCGGATTTAAAAAATTACCGGCACTCGACGATGACGACATGGTGACGCTGGATGAACTGATCGCGCATCACGGACTTATAGAAGGCGTGGATCTGATCACATCCATACGAGATATGATCTGGCATACAGCAATGGACAAGCTGCCTAGCGCAGACCGTGCCTACATTACCGCGCTGCTACGACGTGGTGAAAAGTTCAATGCAGAGCCACGCATCAATCTGTCTACGATCCACGGATCTAAGGCGGCGAGGCTGACAACGTGGTTCTGTTTACAGAAATATCACCAGCCGCATCAAAGGCCGCGGAACTCGCGCCTGACGATTTGCACCGTGTGTTCTATGTTGGCATCACGCGGACCAAGCAGAACCTTTACTTAGTTGAACCTGACGATGCTACGAGGAGTTACCCGATATGAAATATGAAGCTCATTACCTTTGCGATGTGTGTGGCCATGAATGGAAGACTTATTACAATAAGATATCTTCTTTAGAACAAGGAGATATCTGTGAAAATTGTATGGGTCGTCCACTTCAGAAAGATTATCGGGGGTGCGTGGTAGAGCCTTACTTTTATAGGAATTTAGATAATGAAACGCGGTGATGTAAGAGAAGATGGCCGCGTGTTCTGGGGCATGAACAAAGGTCGTCCAGAGTGGCGCACCTCAGAGGCTTTTGCCAAGGCCACGCAGAAAAGCACTGAGAACAAAAGACTTAGACGAAAAGTTGGGTTGTACTTTGTGCAAGAACACAAAAAACGCTGGGGATGTAAGGATTGTGGAGAAAAAGACCCTGTCGTTCTGTCTTTGCATCATAAATCAAATAAAAAGTTTAATGTTGCTGACCGTGTCGGGGGCAATCAACAGCAATTAGCTAACGAAATAAACAAGTGCGAGATTTTATGTCACAACTGTCACGCCAAACGACACCACAAGCCCGTGGACTTATATTACGACTTGTCCGTCATAAAAATGATCACTCAGTTTAGGAAAGAGCGAAATGAACCGCAAAGAGATACTCAATAGGGCAGAGAGCCTAGTCAACGGACCACGGGCCAAAGAATATGGTGACGCGCATGAAAACCACGCCCGTATTGCACAGATGTGGTCTGTTCTGCTAGATAAACCTGTTACTATTCAACAGGTTTACCAATGTATGGTCGCTGTTAAGCTGGCTCGTCTGGTAGTAACACCACGGCATGAGGACAGTTGGGTAGACATTTGCGGGTATGGAGCGTTAGGTGGCGAAGAAACGGGTGATTAAAAGATCAGATAAGCTCATTCGGTTCATCCGTGTTGAACAACTGGACCATTACCTGAGTCAGGGCTGGAAGGTTCTTCAACAGGGCGATGAGATCGTAACCATTTACTGGAAATNATATGGCACTACAGATGACAATGTTCGGGCCCAAAAGTGAGTGGGTCCCACCGGCAGAGCTACCCGACATATTCGATGCTAAACAAATAGCCATCGACGTTGAGACAAAGGACCCAAACCTCAAGTCTAACGGGCCCGGATGGCCTACCGGTGACGGCGAGGTAGTGGGTTACGCTGTAGCAGTTGCCGACTGGGCTGGATACATACCCATCCGACATTTGGGTGGCGGCAATCTGGATGAGCGCATAGTCAATAAGTGGCTGAAGAAAGTGTTTGAGTGTCCCGCCGACAAGATCATGCACAATGCTCAATATGATGCGGGCTGGATACGCCGCATGGGTTTTACCATCAACGGGCGCATAATCGACACCATGCTGGTGGCCGCACTGTTAGATGAGAACCGTTTCAGCTACAGCCTCAACTCACTTTCTTACGATCTGCTGGGTAAAATAAAAACTGAAAAGACTCTGCAAGAAGCAGCCCGCGAGTTCGGCTTGGACCCCAAGGCTGAGATGTGGAAGATGCCAGCCATGTACGTAGGGCCATACGCTCAAAACGACGCAGAGATCACCTTGGACCTATGGAACTATCTGTCCACTCAGCTTACTAAAGAAGAACTCTGGCCTATCGCAAACCTAGAGCTTGACCTGTTGCCATGTCTGATCGACATGACATGGCGCGGGGTGCGGGTAGATCAGGACAGAGTCGAGAAAACGCGGAACACGCTTCTGAGCAAAGAAAAGGAAGTGCTTACTCAAATCAAACGTGTGGCCGGTATGGACGTGGAGTTATGGGCCGCCGCGTCCATAGCCAAAGCATTTGACGCTCTTGGCATACCGTATCCAAAGACAGAAAAGAACGCTCCGTCATTTACCAAATCGTTTCTTACGGACCATGACCATGAGTTGGCACGGCTGATCGTACAAGCCCGCAACCTGAACAAGACCAGCGGCACATTTATCAACACCATAATGAAGCACTGCCGCTCTGATGGCCGCATACATAGTCACATCAACCAGATCCGTTCTGACGATGGCGGTACGGTATCGGGGCGCATATCCATGTCAAACCCAAACCTACAGCAGATACCGGCGCGTGACCCTGAAATGGGGCCAATGATACGCAGTCTATTCCTGCCGGAAGAGGGTGACCAGTGGGCGGCTATAGATTTTTCGCAACAGGAGCCACGGATCTTGGTTCACTACGCATACGTTTTCGGCAAAACAAGAGGCGCGTTATTGAACGGCGCAGAGGAGTTCGTCAATGCTTATAGACATAATAATAATATGGATTTTCATACGATGGTCGCAGAAATGGCGGAGATCCCGCGCAAACAGGCGAAGACGATTAACCTTGGCATGATGTACGGCATGGGCGTCAACAAGCTATCCGATCAGCTAGATATTGATGTTGAAGAGGCCAAGGGTCTGGTTAAGCAGTACCATGACCGCGTTCCCTTCGTAAAAGGGTTGATGAACGGTGTACAAAACCATCTGAACAAAAAGGATGGCAGCGGTTCTGTCCGGTCGATATTGGGACGTAAGTGCCGGTTTGATCTGTGGGAGCCCGATACGTTTGCCATGAACAAGGCTCTGCCATACCAAGAGGCCATCCGCGAGTACGGTGAGACCACCAGATTGAAGCGGGCATACACTTACAAAGCACTTAACCGGCTGATCCAAGCGTCTGCCGCGGACATGACTAAGAAAGCAATGGTGAACATCTACAAAACAGGGCGCATACCTCTTGTGCAAATACATGATGAGATCGCCATGTCTGTGAAAAATCGTGAAGAAGCGAAAGATGTTGCAGAAATTATGGAAAATGCTGTACCCTTGGAGATACCCAACTTATGTGACATTGAGATCGGTCCTAGTTGGGGTGAAGCAGAGTAATATCCTCCCTTAGAAGACTGGTCCCGCTTCGGCGGGGCCTTTTTTGCTTGTAAAATAACAACTTCTCTTATATATTCCTACACATAAGGAGCTATATATGGACATCACCAAGTGGAAATCTGTTCTTGTACCCATTGAAGTGTACGAAGAGATTAAAAAATTAGCGAAATTAGAGGGCCGGACAATATCTGGTCAGCTTCGCGT